GACTGTCGCTTATTCCAAAAGGACTGCACAAGCCGTCGCAAGTCGGTTAGTTCCTGCTGGAATTCCCATTACAGATATGGATGGGGCGATATACGCTGAATCATGCGATCGGTGGTTAGGCGCAATCAATTCCCATCGATTACAGCATGGCGGTCAAGAGGAATTGACCCAGCAAACACTTTCCGCTGCGAAACTACCCTATGGGGATGGGTCATGGATCATCGGAAGGCGTGCAAGTAGAGTCGCAGTTTGTGCAGCTGTGGCTTCTGCTTTAGCAACCTATTTTGCAACACAGGCAGAAACGGAAGTTGATATTCAAATAGCATAGTTTATTGACTTTATGGTATATTATATGCTAATGGGATTATTCGATAGATTTCTTACAAATCAAACACCAACAATCACAACAGATGTAGCTGCTGCTAATACGCCATTCAATTTACAACAAGCATTTGGCGGTTTATTTCTAGGAGCACAAACAGCAACTCGCGAACAAGCGATGTCAGTTCCATCAGTTGCAAGAGCAAGAAATATAATCTGCTCAACCATCGGATCATTACCAATTGAATCTTATAATCATTTTACAAAGGAACATTTACGCCCACAGCGCGTGATTATGCAACCAGATCCAAGAATTGCCGGATCTGCTGTTTATGCTTGGATTGCTGAAGATTTATTATTTCATGGTGTTGCTTATGGTCAAGTTTTAGATTCCTATGCTGCAACAGATAATAGTCGCATTAGAGCATGGACAAGAGTTTCACCAGATCGAGTTACATATAACACAAATGCGCAACAAACTGAAATTACCGAATACTTAATTGATGGGATGCACATTCCTGGAAGCGGTCAAGGCTCGATCATAGTTTTCTCAGGTTTGGATGAAGGTGTATTAAATCGCGCAGGTCGCACAATCAGAGCAGCTCAAGAATTAGAAAAGGCTGCTGAATTATACGCTAAAGAGCCAGTTCCTACGATGGTGTTAAAATCAAATGGAACAAATCTTACTCCAGAGCGCATCTCAAAACTTTTAGAGTCATGGAAAATATCAAGATCGACAAGAGCAACTGCATTTCTAAATGCTGATGTTGAATTAACAACTTTGGGCTTTGATCCACAAAAATTACAATTAAACGAAGCACGCCAATACCTTGCAACAGAAATAGCAAGAGCAGTTGGTATTCCAGCATCATTTTTATCTGCTGAATTAACCAGTCAAACATATAGCACGACTGTTATGGAGCGTAAAGCCCTTATCGATTTCAGCTTAAGAAATATCATTACACCGATTGAGCAAAGATTATCTGCCGCTGATTTCGTGCCAAATGGTGTTGAAGTTCGATTTGATATTGACGATTTCTTGCGTGGTTCAGCATTAGAGCGTGCGCAAGTTTATGAAATCCTAAACCGCATTGGCGCGATGAGCGTTGAGCAAATCCAAGAGGAGGAGGACTTAATCCGATGAAGATTAATTTCCCAATAACACTAACCGCAGCCGATAATCGCAAGCGCACAATTTCAGGAACAATTGTTACTTGGGGCGAGCGCGGAAATACATCAGCCGGAGCAACAGTATTTGAAAAGGGATCAATTGATTTTTCAAAGCCAGTTAAGTTGTTACTAGAGCATGACCGCACACGACCAATTGGTAAGTTAATGGATATTACAGCTGATGATGCTGGTATCGAAGCGACATTTAAGATTGCCGGAACAATCGCTGGCGATGACTCTTTATTAGAAGCAGCCGAAGGCCTACGCGATGGATTTAGCGTTGGAGTTATGGTTGATGATTGGGAAAACAAAAATGGCGTTATGTCAATAAGTGCAGCAAAGTTAATCGAGGTTAGTTTAGTAACCGATCCTGCAATTGATAGCGCAAGAGTTGCCGATGTAGCAGCAACAGAAACACCAACAGAGAATTCCGAAGCAACCGCTGAGGATACAACAACACAGGAGGACAAAGTGTCTGATATAACATCAGAAGCTCCTATCGCCACCGAAGCGGTAGAAGCTGCAAAGTCTGAGCCTGTGGCCGTTCAAGCAAATCAACCAGTTGCTTACACAAAGCCACGCTCACCAATCGTAAATAAAGCAACATACTTAGAGCACTCAGTTCGTGCTGCACTAGGAAATGATGAAAGCAAGTTATATGTTCGTGCAGCAGATGACACAACATCAAACAACGCTGGATTAGTTCCAACTCGTCAATTGACAGAAATCATCAATCCATTATCAAACGCAGATCGCCCAGCAGTAGATTCTGTTTCTCGTGGCGTTCTACCAGATGCAGGAATGACATTTGAAATTCCTAAAATCACAGTTGTTCCAACTGTTGGTGAGGAAGCTGAAGCTGCTGCAATTGATGAAACAGGAATGACAAATGAGTTTCTTTCAGTTTCAGTTAAGAAATATGCTGGAGCACAAACTTTCTCAGTTGAATTGTTAGATCGTTCATCACCAGCATTTTTTGACGAGTTAGTTCGTCAAATGGAGTTCGCATATCTAAAAGCAACTGATGTTGCAGTAATCGCTGGCCTAGTTGCCGGTGGAACAGATGGCGGAAACCGCACACTTGATGCTTCAGGATTACTTGATTTCGTATCAGATGGATCAGTTTCAATCTACAAATCAACACTTGGAACAGCAACAAACATTCTAGTTTCACCAGAGCAATTTGGTGCAATTATGAATCTTGCTGACAATGGTCGCCCAATTTACCAAAACCTAATTGGTAACAGCAATCAAGGCGGAAACCTAAGTGGTCAATCACTTGGTGGAAACTTGCTTGGCCTAAACTTGCGTGTATCTCGCAACTTAGCAACAGCTGCTCCAACTGGCGATAACTCGCTAATTCTTATCAATCCAGATTCATACACATGGTATGAGTCAGCACGCACACGCCTACAAACCAATGTTGCCCTAAATGGTCAAATTGAGGTTTCTTACTATGGATATGGCGCACTTGCCACCAAAGTAGGAGCTGGTGCTTACCGCTTCATGGTTGCTTAATTAAGTAACTAACTTCATGCCTACTGGTGCTCCCGCTGGTAGGCAGCTAAAAATGGGAGTCTAAGAGAGGAATTTATGCCAACAATTATCACCGCGACCCAGTTGCGTTCTGTATTGGCTGTAAGTTCCTCTCTTTATGATGACACTTATCTAAATCAAATTATCGATACCGCAGAAACAGTTATTCTGCCAATGTTAGTTACATTCAAAGCTCCAATCGAAAAAGTGTCGCTGACTGACAATGTCGCCACTTTCACTACACTAGGAATTCATGAATTCACCGAAGGACAATCAGTCGTCATCACAGGATGTGGATCACCTTACAACGGAACAAGAGTTGTGCTGGCAGATAATCTTGGACAATATACCTTTTCACAATCGATCACTAATGCCGATATACTCGAGGCTAATGTCATCCCATCCGGAGTTGCTGCCTTATCTGGCGGATCAACTTATGTTGGAAATGCAGCTGTTCAATCAGCCGTCTACACAGTTGCAGTCGAAGTTTTCCAAGCAAGACTTGCCGGTGGAGGACAAATCGAAGGAGTAGATTTTACAGCTACACCTTTCAGAATGGGTCGTTCATTATTTAATAAATGCGTAGGTTTATTGGGTAGTTATATGGATACTGAAAGCATGGCTCAATAGTGCCTAATGAAACAATCCTTGAACAGATCCGCACGCCTTTAGCAACTGCCCTATCTAGCGTTGCAGGAAATGTTTATGCTTTTGTGCCTGAAACAGTTATTCCTCCAGCAGTAGTAGTTGTTCCAGATAGCCCATATTTAGAATTTGAAACAATTAACAAAAGCAATATCAGAGCAAAAGTTAATTTTACTATTTCAGTTGCAGTTGCTTATAACAGCAATCCTGCATCGCTCGACAATATCGAGCAATTGATAATCAGCGTTCTGGCAGTTATTCCTGGTGGATATATTGTCAGCTCGGTCGAAAGACCAACAGTTACCACAGTCGGAGCATCGACTTTGCTTATCGCAGATGTTCGAGTATCTACCTACTACACACGCACAGTCTAAGGAGAAATAATCATGGCAACAGTAGTAATCACTGGTCGCGATATTT